GTACAGTGGTGCTAATGTCGTTCCTCTTGGAGTTAGTTATATCATATCTCATAATGGTCGATTGTTTGTTTCAGGGGACGATAAGGATGATGACAATATTTTTATAACAGATGTTCAGAACCCTTTTTATTACCCGGTAGCTTTGCCTCTTCAATTACCGCCAAATTCTGATATGATTGTTGGTATGTGTGTCTATGATAACTCAGTGATTGTTGGTCGGAATAACGATTTGTACGTTGTGTTTGGTTCTACTAATCGACTAGATATGGGGGTTGATGTGTTTCAACTGCACCGTATTAATTCTCATACTGGATTTGCTAATCAGGATTCTGTTAAAGTGGCTCATAATTACCTCTTCTTTATGGGTAATGATGGAAACGCTTACAGTCTTTCAAGTGCTAAAAATGATACAAAGATTCTCTCAACGACTATTTTGACTAAAGATGTTGATATTACAAAGGAACCCTTGAATCTTTTAATTACAGATATTAACACATCAACTAGTATCTTCTTTAAAGATGAATGGTATGTAAGTATCAAAGATAAGGTCTTGGTTTATTCTTATCTTCTCAAGAAGTGGACGTTTTATAATAAAATTGATGCAACATCCTTTTATGTTCTTAATCGTGAAATTATTTGGGGTAAGCCCGATGGAAGAATTGCTATGTTTGATAAGGAAGTTTTCTTAGATTTTGGATTACCGTATCAATCTCTTTGGTATTCTAAACGATTTGATATGGATAATGCCAATAATTTCAAACAGTTCAAAGAGTTCTTTTTAGTGGCTAAAACATTTGAACTATATCCATCGGATATTAATGTGTTGTTTGAGATTGATTATTCTGATGTGAAAGATCGAGTTACAATATCGAATCAAATTTCTGTTTACGGTCGAACCAAATGGGGTGATCGTTATATCAATCGTACTATATCTGAGAGTTTACCTTTTATAATTGGTCGAAGAGGTCGTACAATACGTTTTAAGCTTTCTTGTGGTCATTTTAAAGATGGTGAGGTTGCTAGTTATCCTGATTTGTTAATCTATGAAGGTAAAAAAGACGGATTGTTAATTTACGTTCTTGATGAAAGTGCTTACTATTTATTTATGGATAATGATTGGTCGTTAATTCCCATTGCTGAATTGAATCAACGTATGAAAATTTATCAAGTTAATGGGGATTATGAATTACGTGGAAAGAGGTGATGATTATGGCAATGGATTATTTAGTTGTATCGTATCCTAACTTTGTTTTGGGACAGATTATTGATCCTGAAGAAGCAAATCAAAACAATACAGATATTACAAGTAAAGTCAATGAAGTTGTTGATGGTGTTAATATAAATTATAGTGCTATTGCTAATCATAAGATAAGTACCGATCATAACACCTTGTATTACACTAAAACAGAAATTGACAGCAATCTATTAGTGTTTAGTACTAATGAAAATACAAGGGTTCAAAATGAATTACTCAGAGTACAACAAGAAGCACATCGTCAATTAACGTATACTGATTTTAACGTTGCTGAGACAACAAGGATTAACAACGAAATTATAAGACAAGCAACGTATTCTGAATTTAACGATGATGAGTTGATTCGAATTGATAATGAGGTTGCTCGGGTTATCTCTGAGGATGCTCGTCTTGCCTCTGAAGAGATTCGTTTAAACAGTGAAGCGTTGAGGGTTTTAGCAGAAGAGAATAGGGTTTTACAGGAGGCATTAAGAATTGCCGCACTTAATGTAACAACAGCTAATGTCAATTACTATATTGACGCTGTGCTTGGTAATGATGCTAATCTTGGTACAAGTGCTGGTGCTGGTGGTGCATTTAAAACAATTGGCAAAGCACTTTCTTTAATACCTCAAATTGTAAATCATTCAATTAATATTTGGGTTGCCGCAGGAGATTATTCAAGTGAACTTTTTATAACCGTTAAGGGTAAAATTGGGTCTGGTATAATTAGTTTTTGGGGTGACGATAATGCCATTTATAAATACATCTCACTATCTAATAATTCTATTACGATTGTATTTGATAGTGGTCGGTTAAGTGGTATTACTGGTGCAATTATAGAGGTTGCTAATTGTAAAAAAGTTGCTCTTAGATATTTGAACTTTATTGGTGCATCAGGGATTGGACATGGGATTGTATGTGATAATAGCACAGTGTACTCTTATGCTTGTGCCATATCTAATAGACTTGGCAATGCTATATGGTGTAGTTATGGTCTTGTTATTAGTGATAATAATGGTGGTACAAGTAATAACGTATGTCTTTCCGCAGGTAGTGGTGGTACTATTGTTAAAATTGGAACACAACCTACTGGAACAACAGCTGAAAGTGTTTATTATGGTGGTCAAATTCGAGCTTAAGTCAATAGTTTAAATTAGATAATTATGGTATAATTCATAGGAGAAGGTTAACGCTTTCTCCTTGTTTTAATATAAGGTGGTGATTTTATTGGCAGATACAAATGTTTACACTTCTTCTATGAAGAAAGCTATGGAGAGTGCTGGAACTTGGTCTTCAGATAATGATAAGGCTTATAACAATTATCATAAGGTTTCAACTCCTGTTGTTGCACCAGTTGTCAAATCAACTGTTTTATCTGAGCCTTCTTTTGATTATAATGCTGTGTTTACTCAAATGCAGAATGATTTTTCTAAACAGTTATCTGATTTGCAATTGCAATGGAAGACGCAATCCGATGCACAACAAGCACAAGTTAATCAGGCTAACGCTTATCAAGCAAGTTATTTGAACAATAATAAAGGAGTTCTTGGAGGTACAGCTCAAGACAGTTCATCAGGTATTGGTTTGAACACATCTCAATATCAAGCAGGTGTTGGTAATTACAATCCTGTTAAGAATGTACGTAATGATGCTACGATTAAGTCAAGTGCCATTAGTCGGTACTTGAAAAACAATCCGGATATGTGGAGTCAAAAATTGTAGGAGGTGGTTTTGTTGGCAGAGTATGTTACGACTGAGGCTTGTGCAAGAACACGTGAATCGTTTAGTAAAGAGTTTGGTAATATTGGCTCTGAATTGTGTTCTCATGATGAGGATTTAACGGATATTAAAATTGCCATAACCAAATTAACACTTATTCAAGAGGTGTTGCATGATAATCAAAAAACAGTTATTCAGTTTTGGCAGAGTGAAACAGGTAAGCGTTTGATTTGGGGAGTCTTTATGTTGGTTGCTGTTATTACATTTGTTGCTTTAGGTAAAGACCTTGATATAGTTAGTGCATTTTTTGGTAAATAAGGAGGTGTTTGTTTTGGATTTAAGAGTACGTCCGATTAAATATTTGATCATTCATCACACAGCTGGTAATGAGGCAAACACTCAAGTGATACGTAATTATCATGTCAATGTTAATGGTTGGGGTGATATTGGATATCATGGTGTGGTTGAACGAAGTGGTGTCATTGGGGTAGGTCGTGATGTTAAATATATTGGTGCTCATAGTTTAGGTAGAGCACCGGGTGAGACATTAAATATGAATCACCTTGGTTATGGGTTAAGTTGTATTGGTAATTTTGAAACAGGGATTATGAGTCCTATTCAATTTGATGCTTTGGTTAAAGAGGCTTGTCGTATTTGTAAATTATATAATATTCCGTTTGAAAACATTCGTCGGCATAGTGATGATGATTCTACATCGTGTCCCGGCAAACTATTTCCTTGGATGAATTTTCTTACTGAAGTTAACAAAGTGATGAAAGCAGTTGTTTCTTCTGATGTGGATGTTTACCTTTCAGTACGTGTTCGCACATCAAAGAAAAATATGGTTATTAAACAGATTATTGATATGGGGTATGCATGTAAGGAATTATCCCTAGCTTAAAGGAGGATGAATTATGAAGAAATGGTATTTAAGTAAAACACTGTATGCGAATGTGTTATCTATGATTGGTGTGGTTGTTTATAACGCCTTAGGTCAGGACTATCTCACTGTAGAGGCTCAGGTAGGTCTTCTAGCCGTTATAAACGTTGTGTTGAGGGTTATTACCAAAGAAGAGATTACGTGGTAAGGGAGGTGCTTTAAATGGCTAACAAACCAACTGTCATTGTTACGCAAGGGTCTGTTGATGAACAAGCCCTGCGTAAACAATATGGAGATACCATTGATTATAAATATGGTAACAATCAGTTTGTCGGTGCTGATCGTGCGGCAACTAATACTATGTACGCTCAGTATCTCGGTAATCTTGGTGTTGGTAGGCAAAACACTGATGTTGATTTGAACTCACTTACTTCACAGCCTGTTCAACAACAAGTCGTGTCACAACCTTCACGGTATGATTCAACTCAAGCTACGGCTGATATTCAATCAAGTCTACGTCAAAATTCAGATTCTTATATGACCAATCAAAAGGCTCAACTTGATGCCGCTCTTTCTACTCAGATTAAGATGCTTCAATCAGCGTATGAAAAAGCCATATCTGATGGTCAGATTAGTGTACGTGATGCTCAAGATAACTTTGTTAAACAAAAAGCAAGTCTTGAACAACAAGCTTATGTTAATGCAGAGAGGACAGCGTTAATCTCACAAGATATGGGGATTCAAAACTCTCAACAATCGCTTGGGTTGATACAAGGGGATCAGGCTCGAAGTGCAACTCTTAAGAATGCGAATATGACAGAACGAGATAAGGCCATTTTTGATATTCAAACTCGACTTAAATCATTAGGAACTCAAACAGCACTTTCTGTAACCGATGCTCAAGCACAACATGACTATGGATTAGTTGCCGCTCAAGCTACAGCTGATCAACAATATGCTCAAGGTATGCTTGGTATTCAAAGTGATGCACTGAATGCCAATCGTAATCAACAATTTGCCCTTGATAACATGAGTACAGCCAATGATTATCAACTTGGACAATTGGCAACGAATCAAGTGTATCAACAAGAGAATATGAAAACAGCACAAGAGTTTGCTGTAGAAAATATGTATACAGGTCATAAGCTTGATTTGGAGAAACTTGATGTACAGTTTGAACGAGATGTTAAAATGGCAGAGATTCAATTTGGTTATTCTTCATCCCTTCAAGGAAGTGCTCATGCGAATGCAATGGCTCAAGCTAAGGCAAATATGAGAGATGCTGTAGCTGAAGAACAAGCAAAGTATGATTTGTTTAATAGTCGTCTTGTGAAACAAGGTATGGTTGATGATAATGGTAAGCCGTTAACCGTTGAAGCAGAAATCTACCAACAACAAGCGAAACAAGCAATGGATAAATCAGTTTCTGAAATTTATACTAAGAGTATTGCTGAAATAACTGTTGAGAAAATGAAGAAGACACTCATTGAACCCACAAAAAGTTTCTTTGATTGGTCTGGAACTGTTTATGACAAAGAGATGGAAGCATATAATGCTGAAAAGAAAGCACAAGATGCTTGGCTTAAAAAGTATGGACAATAAATGAGGTGATGATTTGGCTTGGAAACCATTGACGTATAAAGCTTATATAGGTAGCAATAGTTATTCAAATCTGTACAATAACCCATTGTCTTATGGTGAACAAACGTTATCACCTGAGTTACTTGCTATTCTTCGTAGGAATGATAATCCCGATGATGATCGGTATTTGGATAAAGGCAAACGGACTACTTGGAATCGAGCTATGTCTGTGTTGATGGGAGGTGCTTACACATCAGCAGGATTTGTTAAGGGGGCTATTGATCCGAATAAGGGAGCACTTGAAGGAGCATGGGAGGGTGTTAAGGCAGGTAACCCCTTTGGTGGTGGATACAGTCGTGGTGAGACGACGTATAGTGATGTTCTTGAAGAGTTGGGTTGGAAACCAACTACCCTTGCAGGGAAGGTAGTAAGAGGAACTCTTGGTTTTGTAGCGGATGTAGCACTTGATCCCACCACATATGCAACTGGTGGATTGAGTGCTATTGTTAGAGGTACAGGTAAAGCAAGTGCTGCACTTCATGGTACTGAGTCAATTGTTAAACTTGGTGAAAGTGTTGGGGTTAAGACAACTGGTAAGGTTGAAGATATTGCAACGATTGGTTCTGCCTTAAAGGATAAGTTGATTCAGGAGAGTGTTGATCAAGGATACCACATTACACAAGCCACAGCAGAGGCTACAAGGCGTTCAAATAAGATCATGGATGATTTGTATACTTCAAGTCGAGGTATGACCTTAGAGAAGGCTGTAGACGTTGTGAGGGGTACTGGGTTAGCTAAGACACCTGAGGAAGTGATTAAGGATGCTCATGCCTTAATGAAGAATTACAATAAAACATTAGGGTTACGCACCAATGTTGGTCACACGTTAAGTTTAGCAAATGCACCTCTTGGTAAGAAAGTCTTTGGTAAGTTAGCAGATCACGAATTAACCATTACAAGTGTTGAGACGTTGAACAAGATTGGTGATGCAACCCTTGCACCGGCTTATGCTAAGTTACGTAATTACATTTATGGGTCTAAGTTTGGTGAGTTGTTCTCCCCCGGTAGTAAACTTTATAAGGCAAGTAGAGTTAATCCTGAAGCGGTGTATCACGTGTTCAAACAAGAAGATATGGCACGTGGTCTTGGGATGGATCGGATTAAGTCGATTGCTTTTGTTAACGAGAAAATGAAAGAGCTAGGTGATTTGGGGTTAACTCCTGCTGAAGCTAAGGAAGTGGTTGAGTTAATGCAGAACAAGACTGTGTATAGTAAGGTTGCACAGTCCTTTGATTTTCTCAAGAGTCAAGAAGCAGGGTTCATCAAAGAGACATTACATGCTAGTCAAGTTCAAAAGAAGCAAGAGATTAACGAGTTACTTCAACAAAAGAAAGATCTTGAACATTCCAGGTACATCAAAGAAGATGATGTTATAGGGTATCAACTCAACACTCATAAGGACATTCTTTCAGATATGAAACGAGAGTATGTTCAAAAGTTACTTGATTTTGATGTGTCTCGTTTAACCGATGAAAAAGATATTGAAGCAGTTTTAAAACTGTATGAAGATCATCTGGCAAGTACTGATGAGGTGGTACGTTACACTCAAGAGGCATTGACAAGTCTTGAAAAGAGTCACAAGGATAATCTCAAAGCTCTTGAAGTGGAGTTTAAATCAAAGATTAATCCTCTTAAATCTGAGGTTAACGCTCATCAGAAAAAAATTATTGAATTACAAGATGCTGTTAAGCAGGATGTCTTACGTAAAGAAGAGGCTGAACGATTAGCGACTGAACGTATTGAGACTGAGCGGTTAACGATTCTTGATGAGTATAAAAAGTATTCTCAAATGATTGAAGAGAATAAGTTAAATCGTAACATTAAGGATGAAGCAAGGCAAGCGAAATCCAACTCTATTACTATGGGTAAGGAAGAGTTTGAACAGGTTACTGAACTTGAAGGTATTCTTCGTCCTGATGGTATGGCTTTAGCTAAGTTTAAGGCTATTATTAATGTTGCACGTAGAGATGGTTCTGTTGTTAAGAAACAGAGAAAAGCAATCAATGATTTTGAAGCAAGCTTTCCTGATTGGAAAAAAGTAGAACATCTTGATAGTACAGAATTTTTCCCTCCTACAGTACTTAAACCCAAAACAGTTGAAGAGGTTATTGAAAAACCTGTAAGTCATGTTGGTTTTGTAGAAAAACTATCCACCTATGTTTACGGCAAATCAGATGTAATCTCTGTGGCTACTTGGAAGGCTAATTTAGATGATGTGGCAAAATTCATTGAACAAGGTATGAGTAAGGAGTTTATTCAGAATTTTATTGATGGAAGTAAAAACTTCTACAATGGTAAAGCCGGAGTTATTTATCCGTGGGTGAATGCTAAGTTAGGAATCGACAGCTGGAAAGAAGCCTATACTGATGTGGTGAAGGCTATTGAAAAAAGAGCTAAAGATAATCCAAAACAAGTAATGCCTAATCGTGATACATTGCAAATGGCTGAACTTCAAAAGAAAGCACTTGAACGACAAGTGTTACTTGCTAAATTTGATGATATGACTCTTTCTCAAGTGGTTAAGTTTGTTGGACGTGAGAATGAACTTGCTAATGCTAAACTCATGGATGAGTTAGGAGATATGGCCTACTCTCAAAGTAAGAAAGCTGATGAGTTGGATGACTTTGTTAATGGGTACGACAAAAGACGTGAAGCCCTTCGTAATGATCGGTTGAATGATCTAAGTACGATTAATGAAGGTGAACGTAAGTTTGCACCTCATGATTATAGTAAGGAGATTGAGCGGTTAAGAAAGAGTATTAATCCTCCTCCTGAAGAACGAATAGCAATGGATGAACGTATTGCTAAGTACAAGAAAGAGTTGGAAGAATTACGTGCTCAATTTGTTAAAGCGGATGCTGATGAGAAATCTAGTATCCTTCTTAAAGTTAAAGGTGGTAACAATCAAAAAGGTCTTTTACAGAAAATTGCTGAATTAGAGAAGGAACGGATGCCTAAAGTTAACAAAGATATTGTTAAGATCAGACAACAGATTGCCGAGTTACAAAAGAAGATGGAAGTTCGTACTCCGGGTATTAGTAAAGATATGCGTACCAATTACACTCAAGCTGAACGTCAACGTGACTATGTTCAAGGGATTGAACGTGTTGAAGAAAAAGTTGATTACAAGAATCATTACTAATA